TTATTGGAGTGTTTGGGTATCTTGGGTGAGCACCAGCACGCGCTCTACCAACAGTTCGCTCAGCACGATCAATTGCTGGCTGGCCAGCATCTTGTGGCGGCTGGCACCTTCGAGTTCGAAGGCGAGGTCGGTGGTCATGGCGTTGAGTGAGGCGAGGGTTTCGCTGGCTTGGATCAGCAGGGTTTCGGGGGAGAGATCTGGGGCGAGGGTGAAGAGGGTTGTCGAGGGTGGATTGGGGGGATCTTTTTCATAATGAAGCTCCCACACTGTTTAAGGAGCTACCGCCCCCTGCTGTCAAACAGGAATGGATGGCAGCTGTACGCGGGTTGACAGACCGGAAGTGTAGGAACCCGGCGCACCCGAAGATGCCCCACGCACAGCCGCCATGAGCGAGGCGGAACGCGTCAAGCATGCCGTCTTATCAAGGGGTGTGAAAGGTTACACTTTTCGGCCTGTCAAAGCCGGTCGCTGATGAGCAGCGACGGGAGGAAGTTAGCTGTGTGGCGCGGGTTGCGCCAGTTCATCAAGGGCGCGATAGCTTGAAGGAAAATTCTGAAGGTTCATCCTGTCGGGCTTTTCAAACCCCAGAAACAACAAAACCCGCACTAGGCGGGTTCTGTCGATGCTTCGAATTGGTGGGCCGGGGGGATTTGAACCTTCGTCCAACCCCCCTGTATCAAGGCTTTCAGCGATTTTGCTGCCATTTTGCTGTCATTCGATGGCGCTAACTAGATCCACAATGTTGGGTACTTGTTTGTCGAGTTGGCTCTGATTGACTGTAACAGACTTACCCAGCACGTTTGCTTGCCCGGAGCGAAGGGTGGAAATTGGAATTCCGGATGCCCCTGATACCACCGATGCTGTATTTGCGTCGTTTACTTCATACTGAAACATTGATTTAAACAAGCGTTTATTGCTCGGAATGGCAGTGCCGTTTGGGTGAATGCAGAATAAGTTAGCATTCGATTTCCATACCTCGTAAATCTCGTCACCGATCTCATTTACAACAGTTTTAAATGCAGCTGCTGAAGATTGATTCATCTGAGTGAGTCGGTTTCCGATATACATATATATGTCCGGAAAGCTCATTCGGTATCGAGTTGTGTTGATGAAAAATTCCGACTGCTGCTGGCCTGGTTGTCTAGCTATACCGTATACAAGAGACAGCACTGCCCGCACAGCTCTCTTGCTTGAACCGTCAGCGGAGAAAGGTATCAGCAGACGATCGGCAGCTGACATTGCCAGCTCGGTATACACAGAGAAGCTCGGGTTGCAGTCAATGAAAACAGTGTGTTCGCCCTGATTCCAGCTATTTGCGACATCATTTATTAAGTCGCTAAGCCAAGTATGTACTATCCGCCATGCATCCTGAGGCCCCGGAAAAGTCGCCGACATTACGCGCGACGCCTGGATCTCTAATTGTTCGTCCCCAACTACAAGATATAAGTTGTCTGGAACACTAACGTTAATGGTTCTTGCATGCGTGACAAAATTGGCACCAGTATTCGGGTTCACGTATGGACTCAAGATGCGGTCTTCAATATAGCCCGCTATTGTCCGTCTTGGATTGCCCTGGTGGATTGCCGAAAGAGCATTTTCGCCGTCTTCGATGCCCCCCAAAATCATTGAAGATGAGTTGGCTTGAGGGCACACGTCAATCACCAAAACTCTCTTGTCAGGATTCTGACGAGCGTACTCAGAGGCGATCTGGAACGTCAGATAGCTTTTCCCAACCCCGCCTTTATTGTTCCAAACCGCATAAATTGCCATTCCAGCCTCCTCCAAATTCGACTCAGCGCATGCTAAACCATGCCACGCTATTACTGTTAAATCTTCGCAGCTTTTCTTTGAGGTGCATCTCATTCAGCCGACGATCATGGAGGGCCAACTTCGATATGCCAAAGACGTTCAGCTTTGGATCCAGCCTCAGTATCAGCAGACGGCATCCACCTCCCGTACACCCTGGCAATCATAGTCCAGTCGGTGTGACCCATCTGTTTAGCAACCCACATAGGGTGCTCGCCTGCAGACAGCATCATTGAAGCGAAGGTGTGGCGGGTCTGATAGGGGCGGCGGTAACGGACATCAGACTTTGTCATCGCTGGCATCCACATCGTCTTCCGAATAGGTCCATCGCCGGTCCATCGCTTCATCGTGCGTGGGTTTTGGAATACCTCTGCATTTGCTTGAAACGTGTGCGCCTTCTGAGCATTCAACGCTTCCAGCGCTGGCCTTAGAAGCTTCACGCGTCTACGTCCGGCAGCGGTCTTTGTAGTTTCCGCTTTTCCCTTACTGGCCTGTGTCATCGCGCGCCTAACCATGACTTCTTCGCGCTGCCAGTCAATATCGCCCCAATTTAATGCTACCAACTCGCTTGTACGCAGCCCCGTCCACAGAGCGAACTGAATCATATTACGAGCCTGCCCGGATAGTACGGCCAGGATTTTTTGCTGTTCGTCTGGGCTGAAAGGATCAATATCATCTTCTTTTGGCGGTCCCGCCTTGCGTGAGTAAGTCCAGCCAGCCAGCGGATTCAATTCTAAAAGTTCTTCTTCAGCAGCATCGTTGAGGGCCGATCGCAGGCAGCTCTGGATATTTCTAAGCGTCTTGTTACTGACTTCGAGAGTATTGAGCCAATCTCGAACTGCTTTGCGCTTTAAGTCCACGAGCATTGTGTCGCCCAGAGCCGGTATCAAACGCAAAGTGACCAGCTTCCGGTAGCCATCGAAGGTGCTACTGGCGACGTGCTGTTCTTTAGCATTCAACCACCTGATCAAGAAACCACTAAGCGTCTCCCGGGAAGTCTCAGGTGCAAACTTTGCCGCACGGGGAGATCTCGGGAATGTCACCGAGTAGTCGAAGGTGCCAATTGATATGGCATGTTCGATCGCAGCTTTGTGTAGTTCGGCCTTCTTCAGATTAGTGGCGGTGGGCTTGAGCGTGATCCGCTCGCGGCACCTGACGCCCCGATACATGAACGTGATTTCGATACTCGAATCGGAGACTGCCCGAACTCCCCTCCCGCCTCTACCCATGACTCATACCCTTCCACGTCAATCAGCGTCCGGCCATCCGGCGCTCTGGTCCAAATTTCACCGAGCCGCCAGATCCCATCGCGGATTTTTGAGCGGATCGCGTCTTCTGTGTAGCCAGACTCGCTGGCGAACTTCCTGATGGTCATGTAGCGCATAAGCCTCATCGCTCCATGGGTAATCGCGTGGTATTGCAATCTAAAAGTTCTGAAACTTGCGTATACTCCACGACAGGCTGCGCGAGCGGGCGTGCCGAAGCGGTAAGCGTTGCATCACTGACCGCTGCCCCGCGCAGCTTTTCGTGGGGGGGACGTGCCTCGGCAGTGGCGCTGGGAAGAGCAATAATGCCTGCTGCTGCGCAGCAGAGACTGTTTATTACTGGCGTGTCGACACCACTGGTGCTGCGGAGCAAAGCGGCACCGGCGCTGATTTTTTCCTGTTGGTTCTTCATGCCGCTTTCCTCCGATGTTCGATAGAGAGTTGGTCCATCAGTCGCTGGTGGTAGGTGAGTCGGGCTTCTGCGGCAGGCCACGGGCGGATGGTTTCAGCCATGGGTTGTATGCCGACCAAGCAATCCCAGATAGCCGTATCGGTTGGCATGAGGTCGCGGCGTTCGGTGGCCAGCGCAATCAAGTCGGCCTGATGAATGCAAGCAGGGAGTTCAGCAGTGATGGCGAAGCGCTGGCACACGCGTTGCCATACCCAGTCTTCGAAGTCCTGGTACGCATGCATCCACTGCTTGAGCGGTCTGGTCATATCGCCCAGGTATGCCTCTGGCGCGTCGTGGAGCAAGGCCGCGAGCTTGTGTTCTTCTGGCACCAGCTCGGCGACGATGCAACTGTGTTGCGCCACGCTGTAGAACTCGCGGGTGTGCCCGTTGAAGCGGCAGAGGTGTGCCAGTGAGTGGGAGATATCCCTTGGATCGATCATGTCGGCGTCAGGCTCGAACAGATCAAAACGTTTGCCGGTGTGGGTGAGGATCCAGTTCATGCGGCCTCCTTTACGAGATCGACCAGCAGCAAGGCGTTGTCAGCTGCCTTATGCAATTCGCGCAGGGCGTCGTAACCGATCAGCGCTTTCAACTGCCGGTCGAACTCTTTGTTATGGCGAGTCACCGCGCTCAGTTCCTTCATGGCCTTGGTGTACTGCTGCTGCAGTGTTCCGGCGGCCTGGGGCGTCAGACGCAGCATTGGGATTGGGCGGCTCATGCTGGATCCTCCTGGTGAAAGGAATCCAACTCGTCGGCCATGCTCAATGCGTGGTCACGCAAAACGAGTGCTTGGGTGGCGTGGCTTTCGGATTGCAATGCGCGGAATGTATCGGCAGCGAGTTTGAGCTTTCCGGCGATATCCAAAAGGATCTGACGGTCCTGGGGTTCCCTGATCAAAATCAGTTCCAGGCGTTCGCATCGGCGCGTGGCCTTTTCGAGAGCGGTAGCACTCGACGACTCGCCCTCTTCAATGCCTTCGATGTAGCCCTTAGCGTGGCCGTCGTCGTAGCCTTCGCTCCAGCCATCCTTCAGTCCGCCTCGATAACCACTCCAGTAAAGAATGGCGACCGAGATTACGACGGCGATCAGTGCGCAAATTTCAAGTGCTTTCATGTGGTTTGCTCCTGGGTTGTGTTCCGCTTGGCTGGTGGTGCAGCGGTTGCGGTGGTTTAGCTGTTGTTGGGGGTATCGGTTAACGTGTGAGATTGAGTCTTTGCCATCTCCTCATCTGCGGCATCCGCCTGCGTATCAATGAAGATGGCCAGATGGCGGATGTCGATGAAGCGGGAACGCTTGGCGCTGGTATCCAGGGTGGTGATAGGCAGCGCCACACGGCCACTTGTTAGTGCGCGAGTGAAGTTGTCCTGGTTGAGATTGCTGAAGTAGCGTTCGCGTACCTGTTCGAAGGGGACGAGCAGGTCCCCGAAGATTCGGTACAGCAGCTCAACCGTTTGACTTCTGGGCACTTTCGGCAGGCGCAGTTCGCGCTGTGGGGAGGCCGTCATGCTGCGTTGGCCTTATCTATTTGCGCTTGGAGGCTGCCGAGCGTCAGTTTTCCAGTTTTACGTTGCGGCGCTGCTTTGGCATGAGGTAGGTGGCTTGCTCGGATGTCGCGGTTGATGGCTGCCAGCGCTGTGCGTGCTGTGCTGCCAAAGGCCACGAAACGCGGCAGTGTGGAGGTGCTGTCGAGCGGTTCGAGCACTGCACCTAGCTCAACTCCCTCAATGCCGTAGCCAAGGCGCAGCATGGCGCGAGCACGGTAGTTGGGGCCGAGATCGACGACGAGTTGGTCGAGAGCAGCCGCCAGTTGTAGGTGCTCGATTTGCAGCGGCGCGCCAGTGATGGTGAGGGAAGCGCCGGCGGCGGTGGCAGCCAAGGTGAGGTTGGCAAGAATCTTCTCAGCCGTACGACGTTCTTCGGGCAGGTTCAGCAGCTCGATCAGTAAAGTGTCAATCAGTTTGCGGTCCATGTGTGTTACCTCGGGGGTGGTTCCAGGCGATCTCGACGTGGGTGCGTACCAGTTCGCGTAGGTGATCCGGTACTTCTGCCAGCGCGGCGATGCGTTCCTCACGGGTTCGCATCGCCGTGATCTGGCGCGCGTACTGGCGCGGCCAGGCTTCGGGCTGTCTCATTACGCGACTTCTCGCGGATCGGGCACGGCGGGTGGGGCTGGACGCTCAATACCGACTTGCTTGGCAAGCCAGGAGATGCCGATATCGGTCACGCGCGTGGTGCGCTGGTATTGCAGCCCGTACTCCTCGTGAAACCAGCGGCTCTCGCGAGTGACTAGAAAGTCTTTGGTTGCGGCTGGGTTAGCTGGAAGGTTTTTTTTATCCAGCAAACCTTTGTCGCGCATGCGTTTCATCAGCTCGCGGTGACCCAGGCCCAGGCGTTCGGCTGCGCGTTTGAGGGATAGGCTCATGACGGCACCTCACGCGGCGGCTGCGAGACTATTGCGGTAGCCTTGCAGGAACTGGTTGAGGTTTTCAGCCAAGATTGCGTATGCGCGCTGGTTGTCGGCGGGCAGGGTGATCACGCAGCCGGCGTTGTCGAGATCGATCTTGACCGTTCTGCCGCCGTTACGGTTGCGCTGAATCTGGATCGAGGGCTCCAGTTCGTCAGCGATCACCCGCCATTTGCCATGCCCACGTCGGATTGCTAGACGTAGGGTGGCTTCTGTATCGCTGACAGCCTCATGCTCATCTACTTCGCGCGCGCCGGTAGGACTGCGGCCATTGGCGATACTTTCGATAAAGCTTGCTACGCGAGTGGCGTTGTCTTTGCGGTGCTTATCGAGGGTGACGGAATTGAGCGTCCCGCAAATGTGCACAATTACCATGATGCCGACGGTGCACTGCTCGATCTCGACCTGAGCAGATACGGATTGACCGCCATCACGCGAGTGCAGGGAGTGATTGAAGGTGCCGCTGAGGTTAACCTGGGCCTGTAGGCGTATATAGGCACTAGCGTTGAGAGACAGTCTGCTCATGCTGCACGCCCTCCATCGTCAGGAGGGAAGGGGGCAGGCTTAGGGCTGGTGGTTGATTTGCGTTTGGAAGGGGCGAAGGCGCAGCCGTAGATTATGGCTAGGCGGCGCACCTCGAAAACGCGGCTTTCTGGGCACGTTGGGAGTACGTGCAAGGTTGCGGTTTGCATGGGAATTGCCTCGCTCTGTGGTGGGAGAGTGAGGCAAAAATAACTTAGGTTTTAATTTGGTTCAATAACCTAGCGATTAATTTTTGGGGAGGAGTGAAGAATTTATGAGGTTTAGGGTGGACCACCAAAAAATTCTGCCGATTATTTGAATGCGTTGTTCCATCACCTCTTCGAAGGAATAGTCTTCGTCGGCGTACTCTTCGTGGTTGAAGCTTCTTAGGCGAATGCCGCCGGAGATGCGGTAAAGGAATTTGACCCTCAAAAGACCGTCATGCTCGAGCGCATAAATTTGCCCGTCGATGATCTTCGTCGTTCCTTTATCAACGCCAAGTGTCGCGCGGTCTAGGATCAGGGGATGATTAGAATTACCTGTGTTTGTGGCGCAAGCGGCGTTAGAGGGATCTACGCCTGCTTTACGCAATGTGTAGCTGGAAAACCAAACCTTGCGCCCATCGTCAATCTGAATTGACGACTTTCCCAGTCCTGAAGCTATCTCGACTTCCTTATAAAGGGGCAAGGCGATCTCTTCGCCTTTCATTGGAGTTGAGTCGTCCCATAACGAAAGTTCGCCCAGCGCAAGTGGGGTTCCGTCTTGTGGGCGGTACTTGCGGATGGTTTCGTTGGTTGATTGGGGGATCGGGATCACGCCCAGCTCAAGCCAATCTATGTCGACCTGCAGTGCTCGTGCAATTGCAGGCAAGAATCGGCTTTTTTGAGACTTTCCAGAGCTTATCTTCTGAATGCTGGCTTGCGTGCATCCAGCAGCTGAAGCCAGGGCTTCTTGGCTGAAATTGCACTGAGACATCGCGTAACTCAGGCGATCTGCGAGGGTAGGTAGCTGAGTTTTATCTAAATAGTTCATAGGTGCAGGTTATAACTGTGGTTATAGAATGTCCAACAGCTAAGGTTGTTGATCAATTAATCCTAAAGTTATAATCTCTGCGTCGTTTACTCATTGAGGTGTTCCCATGACTGCAAATCGCCTTGAACAAAATGTGCCGCCCGCCGGTTCCATTCCCGAGGGCCACGCCGCGCTAATGCGAGTTCTTGAAGTCTGTGGTAACAACCAGTCTGAATTAGCGCGGCGCTGCAACGTCAAGCAGCCGCACGTTTGGAAGTGGCTCAAGACGGGTCGCGTTCCTACAGAGCGTGTTCATTCTGTTGCTCGGGCCTCGGAGGGCAAGGTTCTGCCTCATGAGCTGCGCCCAGATCTACCAGACCTGTTCCCGGCTCCTGTCTTCCAGGCCGCCGCATAGGTCTTAGAAAAAAGGCGACCGAAAGGCCGCCCGTTTCCTCCCGGCACACACCACCACAGTGCTGTCGGGTCACGATGAAGGTAGGCGGGCAAACCACATGCAAACCGCCTCCCTTTATCGCGCTACCAAGGCACGGATGCCTTGGGTTGCCTGATAACCCACCACGGTCTTCAGGCTTTAACGGCAGGGCGCATGCGGAGCGTGTGCCTTGCCATTGGGGTGCAGCCGGAGTTTCTACCACAGAGCGCCCGGCTGCATGCGACCACCTGTGAGTGACCACGGCGCAACTGTACCAAACAGGCACGCGGCGGTCACTGGCAGAGTTTTTGGAGTTTTGCCATGAACCGTAAACAGTTCAATTCCATTGAGCGCGCACGGCGTTCGCTGTTGACTCTACCGCAAGCTTTGCTTCACGCCGCACGTGATTATCCGGGCGGCGCTACTGCCATTGCCGCTATCGACGGTGGTAACGCCACCACTCTCAATCACAAGCTGAGCCTGACCAACACCAGCCACACGCCTAACATTGGCGATCTTGAGTTGGTATTGGATGCCACGCGCGATCCGCGCATCGTAGATGCGTTGTTGCATCCCATCGGTTGGGTGGGAATCGACGTTTCCGAGTTGAGTGACACCGACACGGCGCAGTCGCTGATGGCTGTCATTGGGGAGTTGCTCTCCCGCGAAGGTGAGTTGGCCACGCATGTGTCGACCGCGCTTAAGGATGACAAGTTGGATGATGACGAGCTGGCTGAGTTTGAGCTGCTGGCCGAGCGCATGGTCCAGGCGGTGTTCAAATTGCGCGCGGTGCTCCGCAAGAAACACGCGGAGGATCTGACCCATGTCTGACAATGCAGATGTTGCTGATGATGTTATCGCCCTTAATCTCGCGCTGGCCATGGCCGCTCGACCTACCGCCAACCCAGGTCAATGCGCTCTTGAGTGTGTGGACTGCGGGGAGGGCATTCTTGAGGCTCGGCGGCTGGCGATGCTTGATCGCGGCTGTACACGCTGCACTGACTGCCAGGAACTGGCCGACCGGCGTGGGGTGCGCTCATGACTAATCACGAACTGCTCGATGATGTGTTGGCCCAACTGCAGGACTACGGGCTTAAACCTGAAACTCCACTGGTGATTGGTAAACGGACGCGCAGTGAGTGCGACGGTGATAAGGCCCCCGAAAAAACGGGCTGGTATGTGATCTATGAACATCTGACTGGCGGCAAGACGTTGTATTGCGGTGCGTTTGGTGACTGGCGCCAGGGTGAAAAGGGGAGTTGGCAGAAGATTAAGGTCAAGGGTGGCCGGTTGAGCGCTGAGGATCGGGCAGTGATGCGGGCGCGGGCCGAGGAGGGTCAGCGTAAGGCGGCTGAAGCCGAGGCACGCAAGCATCGAACTGCCGCGCGCCGTGCTGCGGGTATGTGGAAGCATTTGGAGGTAAAGGGCCATTGCGCATATCTGGATGCGAAGCGTGTGGCCGGTTTTGGCCTGCGTTATAAGAACAAATCGGGCTGTGCGCTTGTACCAATGCGCAGTGTCAAAACCAGGGAGGTGATCGGCCTGCAGGTGTTGTTCCCCGAAGTGCAGCCCAAGCTGGGGCGTAATAAGACGTATTGGCCGGCGGGCTTGGAGAAAGAGGGGGCAGTGCATTTGATCGGCCCTGAACCTGAGCCCGGTGATGCGATTCTGGTGTGCGAGGGGTACGTGACCGGAGCGAGCTTGCATATGGCGACGGCGCTGACGGTGGCTGTGTGCTTCGATGCTGGCAATCTGTTGCCGGTAGCGCAGGGCCTGCGTGTGCGTTACCCCGGTCGCCCGCTGTTGTTCTGTGCCGATGATGATTGGAAAACCCAGGTGCAGGGCAAGCCGTTCAACACGGGCAAGGTGAAAGCGGAGAACGCGGCGGTGGTCGTTGGTGGTCAGGTGGTATTGCCGATCTTCGATAATGACCGTGAGGCTGGTTGGACGGATTTTAACGACTTGCATTGTGCTGAGGGTTTAGATGCGGTGCGCCGCCAGGTGTTGGCGCTGGTAAGACCGGCGACGGATGCCGGATGGCATGAAAAGCTGTTGCGGTCTGCTAAGGGTGGGATTTTGGCGCACCCTTATAACGTCGGATTGATTCTGGGTAATGACTCGCGCTGGAGCGGGGTGATTGCGTGGGATTCGTTCGCGTCGAAAATTATTAAGGCTCGTACACCGCCTTTTGGTGGCAATGCAGGTGACTGGGAGGATATAGACGATATTAAGGTGATGATGTGGCTGGCCGAGGTTTACGGGTTGTCCGTGAAGTCACCAAATGTGTTTGAGGCGGTTAACTCAGTTGCGCATGACAATGCCTTTCATCCGGTGCGCGATTATTTGGGCGGGTTGGTGTGGGATGGCGCTCCGCGACTGGAGCATTGGCTACAGGATCGGCTGGGCGTTGCTGATAGTGATTACACGCGGAAGGTGGGTAAGCGCTGGTTGCTGTCTGCTGTAGCACGTGTTTTCCAGCCTGGCTGTAAGGTCGATGTGATGCTCATTCTGGAGGGGTTGCAGGGGGAGGGTAAGTCGACTGCTGCAGGCATACTTGCCGGTAAGTGGTTTATGGATACGGCATTCGACATGAGCAGCAAGGATGCGTATCAGGCGATCCGGGGTAAGTGGATCATCGAGATGGCGGAACTGGATGCACTGAATAAGTCCGATACAACAAAGGCCAAGCAATTTGTTTCATCGGCTACGGACCATTACCGAGAGAGCTACGGGCGGCGGCATTTGAGTGTGCCGCGCCAGAGTGTATTTATCGGCACCACTAACCAGGATGAGTACCTAAAGGATGACACGGGCAACCGCCGTTATTGGCCGGTGACGTGTACGAAGGTTGATCTGGATGGCCTGCGGGCTGAGCGTGATCAACTCTGGGCCGAGGCGGTAGCCTGTTTTCGCGCGGGTGATATTTGGTGGGCTGAGCGTGAAGAGAACGAACTGTTTGCGGCTGAGCAGGATAAGCGCTTCCAGGCGGATATGTGGGAAGAACCAGTGGTTCACTACCTGGCAGCCAAGCATCTCGGCGAAACTGTGACGGGCGCACACCTGTTGCAGCATGCGCTGAATATTGACCCGAGCCACTGGGGCAAGCCTGAGCAGATGCGGATCGGCAAGATTATGCATCGGCTGAAATGGCCGCGCCGACGCCGTACTAGTGGCCCTGCTGGCGTTCGTGGTTATGAGTATTTGAAGCCGGCTGAGTGGAAGCGCAGAATTATCGAGCCCACACAGGAGACTGCATTTTGATTCCTGAAATGGATGAGATGCTGAAACTCTGGGCGCTGGATATGCATGGAGGCACGGGGGCCGGCGGCGGTGTCAGCAGTATGTTGGGACAGTTGATGGATTGCCGGGGTGAGTTGATACGTGGATCGTGCGGTGGATCTAGGATGCTTCTGCCCTACAGCGCAGATATAGAATTGATCGTGAACAAGCATCTGGCGTGGCCGTTGGAGCAGGTGGTGCGTGAGCATTATCTGAATAGATCCAGCCTGGAACGGCAGAAGTGGGCACATTGTGGATGCGGACGTACGCAGTTCTATGAGCGCTTGCATGCTGCCCATCTGGAGATAGCGGGTTTGTTGCTGGAGCGCGCAGCGTGATTGTGCCTTTTGGCTTGCCTGACCTACTGGTGCTATTGCTGGTGGAGCAGGCGCAGCGCCCGCCAATCGGGGCTCTGACCTACTGTCCTACCTTTTCTGGGATTTCCCCGCGTAGTGCGTACACCCTCGCACGCGCGTGTCACGCGCAGCGTTTATTAATCTCTCTCTATACGGGGGAAAAGGTAATAAATAGTAGGACGGTAGGTCAGCGCTTTGATTCTTGGGGGCTGCAATTGGCGCACCTGTCTTTAGTTGTGTGGGGCAGGTCGGTCACTGCCCTGCGGGGCCATAGCCAGTCACGTTATATGTCCGTTGATGGCCGTTGATTGCCCGTATATGTCCGCTGATTGCCGTTGATGGCCGTTGATTGCGGGGTGGCAGCGCTAAACGCTTGCTGCCACCGGACTGGAGGGGTATAAATCAGTCATGTTCAGAGAGGTACGTAACCAGCGACCTCACCACAAACCCGGCCCTCGCGCCGGGTTTTCGCGTTTATGGGGGCCGGCAATGACGAACGAACAACAAGCACTGGCAGAAATGCCGATCTGGTTAGTGATCGTCCTGGCCCTGGTGGGCGGCGTGTCGGGCGAGATGTGGCGCGCGGACAAAGAAGGGGCGCGAGGTTGGGCACTAATCCGGCGGCTGGCCCTTCGGTCCGGCGCCTGCGTGGTGTGCGGGGTGTCGGCGATCATGCTGCTGTACGCGGCGGGCATGTCGATCTGGACCTCTGGCGCACTTGGATGCCTGACAGCAATGGCGGGCGCTGACGTTGCCATTGGGTTGTACGAACGCTGGGCCGCCAAGCGGCTGGGCGTGCGTGAGGTTTCTGCCGATGTCCAGTCAGAGCAATGAACGTCGCGGCAGTAGCACGGAGCGCGGTTACGGGTACAAGTGGCAGAAGTCCCGCGAAGGGCATCTGCGGGAGAACCCCTACTGCACGATGTGTTCGACTGACCAGCGGCCCGTCGCGGCAACAGTCGTCGACCACAAGATTGCGCCCAAGCTCAAGGACGCCAAGGACAGTGGCGATCCAGTGCGCCTCAAGGCGGCATGGAAGCTTTTCTGGAACCCGGCGAACTGGGCCAGTCTCTGCAAATTCTGTCACGACTCGACCAAGCAGCGGATGGAGCGGACTGGCACGGTTCCAGGCTGCAACCCTGACGGTCGCCCCGTGGATCCTGGGCATCACTGGAACCGATGACCAGGGGGCGAAAATGCACCAAAAAATGGCACTCCCCAGGGTAGGGGGGGTGAAAAACTTTTTCCGGGATTCGTTCTAGACCGCTCGCCCCCCTCCGTGCGCAACGTCGGGATAAATGAGGGAGGGGGGGTATCAACAGGTAGGGGTTATTTTTATGGCCGGAAACGGAAATTCGGGGCGCCCTGGGAAACCAGCGGCGCTCAAACTGCTGCAGGGAAATCGTGGTCGGGAAAATATCAGCGACCTGCTGGCCGAAGTCGCGGCGCCGTCGGTTCCAGTCGGCGCACCGCCCATGCCCGATGTGCTGTCTCCTGAAGCCATCGCTGAGTGGGAGCAACTGGTCCCTGCGCTGATTTCGTTGGGCATCGTTTCGCAGCTAGATGCTATGGCGCTGGCCACCTACTGCCAGGCTACCGCTGATTGGCGCCGCTATCAGCGCTTGATCGCGAAGCGCAACGACGCCTCCGATGATGACCTTGGCGGCGAAATCCAGACGTTCAAAACCGGCGCCCAGCAAATGCACGTACTTCGCCAGCTTGCGAATGACGCGGAAAAACGCGCCAACACCGCTGGCGCGCAGTTCGGTCTGTCGCCCGTGTCCCGACGTAACCTGAAAACGTCGGCGGCGCCGCAAGGTGAGCTATTCCCCAATGACCAACGAGACGCTGCAGACAAGTACTTCAACTGATGATCGCATCAGCGCATTCGCCCTGGCTGTGTTGGCCGGTGAAACCGTCGCCGGCCCTGATGTTCGCAACGCCTGTAAGCGGCATCTGCTTGACCTGAAAAACGGGCCGTCTCGCGGCCTGATATGGGATCTGGCCAAAGCCAACCGCGCCATCGGTTTTTTCGAAGAGGTGCTCTGCCTCAACGGTGGCGACTACGAAGGCATGCCCTTCCTGCTGGCCCCGTGGCAGGCGTTCGTCGTTGGCAGTTTGTTCGGCTGGATGACGGAGGACGGATTTCGCCGCTTCCGTCTGGGCTACATCGAAACCGGCAAAGGCTCGGGCAAAAGCCCGTTGGTGGCCGGGATTGGCCTGTACGGCCTGGTCTCTGATGGTGAGCAGCGCGCAGAGATCTATGCCGCTGCGACCAAGCGCGACCAGGCCATGATCTTGTTCCGTGATGCCGTGTCGATGGTCGACATGTCGAAAAAACTCAGCTCACGACTGGTGCAATCGGGCCGGGACGAAAAAGTTTGGAACCTGTTTTACCCCAACACCAACTCCTTCTTCCGGCCAATCAGTGCCGACGAAGGCAAGTCAGGACCGCGTCCACACATCGGTTTGCTGGATGAGGTGCACGAACACAGAACCGCCGCGACCGTGAACATGATGCGCGCCGGTACCAAGAACCGGCGCAAGGCCATGGTGGTGATGATCACCAACAGCGGCTCCGACAAGAAAACCGTCTGTGGTCAGTATCACGACCTGGGTGTGCGGATCTGTGCCGGCATTGAGGATGACGACAGTTTCTTCGCATTCATCTGTTCGCTTGATGAGGGTGACGATCCGTTCAGGGACGAGAGTTGCTGGGCGAAGGTTAACCCCTCGCTTGACCACATCGCCGAAGGACAGGCCGACGGCATCCCTGGTCGCAAGTACCTGCGCGAGCAGGTGAAGGCCGCGCGGGGGTTGCCGGCTCAAGAGTCGGTGGTGCGACGCCTGAACTTTTGCGAATGGACCCAGGCCGATGCGCCGTGGATTTCCTGGGCGGTTTGGAAACAGGCAGAAGAGCGCGTGCCGATGCGCATGTTGCGCAACCGCCGGTGCGTTGGCGGACTGGATTTGGCGAGCACCACGGATTTAACGGCATTCGTTCTGTTGTTCTGGCCGGCGCCCCACGATCCGCACTGGCGGTTGTTGCCGTACTTCTGGATCCCAGACGATGACCTGCAAGGGCGGGAGGATCGCGACAAGGTGCCTTATGCCATGTGGGTCAAGGCCAAACACCTTGAAACCACACCAGGGCGGGCGATCAGCAAGCTGCATGTGTTGCGGCGCCTGGTGACGATCACCGCCTACTTCGGCGTTGAGCGCATCGCCTATGACCGCTGGCGGATCGAAGACCTGCTGCAGTTGATGTCCGAGTACGACATCACGCTGCCGGAGATGGTGGGTTTCGGCCAGGGGTTCAAGGATATGGGGCCTGCTGTTGACGAGTTTGAGCGGCGCCTATTGGGCTTGGCCCCTGAGGAAGAGGGCGTGACTGACCTCGATCCTAGCGAGTGGGAGCTCGTCGAAAGCGAGACAGTCGAAACACTGCGCCATGACGGCAACCCGGTGATGACCTGGAACGCCGGCAACGCGGTGATTGTTTCCGACCCAGCCAACAACCGCAAAGCCGACAAGGCCAAGGCAACGGGCCGCATCGACGGCATTGTCGCCTCCATCATGGCCACCGGCATCAGCAGCAAGTCCGGCGGTGCGAGCGGTACATCCATTTATGACGAAGGGATCAGTATATGAAATTGGTCATCCTGTCCTGGCTATCCGGCTTGCTGGGTTTCGGCCTGCTAGTCGGTGGCGTGGCGATGATGCATGTGCCCGCTGCGTGTGTCGTTGCGGGTGTTGGGCTGATGGCCTGGTCCCGGCTGGCGGATCGCGCAGCTGCTGCACTGAAACCTAAACCCAAAGGAGGTTGAGCATGTTCTTTTCAAGCGTGCTCGGCGAAGGTCGCGGCAATCTCACGGATACAGGCAGTGGTTTCTGGCGCGGCCTTATTGGTAGCGGACGCAACAGCACCGGCGTGAAGGTCACGCCCGAGACGGCGCTGGGTCTGCCAATCCTGCAAAACTGCGTGACGCTGCTGGCCGAGACCATGGGCCAGTTGCCGTGCGAGATGTACAAGCGCTTGGACAAAGGCCAGCGCGAAGCGGCGATCAACCATCCGGCGTATGACGTTCTTCGGTACCAGCCCAATGGCTTTCAGACGCCGTACGAATACATGGAGTGCATGCAAGGCGCTGCGGGTTTGCGGGGCAACGGTTACAGCTTCATTGACCGTCGGGATGACGGCAATGTGATGGCGTTGTGGCCGCTGTGCAACGAAAAGGTACAGGTGCTCAAGGGCGGCGACATGCTGCCGTACTACCGGATCGCCGGCGGCGACGCGCTGCCGATGCGCATGATTCATCATGTGCGATGGTTCAGCACCAATCACTATGTGGGGCTGTCGCCGATCGAGGTGCACGCCGATTCACTGGGTTTGGCCCAGGCCGTAAGGCAGTACACGGGTAAGAGCTTCGCCAACGGTGTGACGGTATCTGGTGTGATTGAGAGACCGCGTGAAGCACCGCCCATCAAAGACCAGGGCAGCATCGACAAGATCGTCGATCAATGGGGGCAGAAGTTTGGCGGCATGGACAACGCCAAGAAGGTCGCTTTGCTGCAAGAGGGTATGACCTTCAAGCCCGTCTCCATGAACAACGTCGACGCCGAGGTGTTGGGGATCCTCAAAACCACCGGTACCGATATTGCCCGGATCTACAAGATCCCGTTGCCGATGGTCAACGACCTGGAGAAGTCCAACTACAACACCCTTGAGCAACTGATGATTCAGTTCGTGGTGTTCGCGTTGCTTCCGTGGGTCAAGCGCCACGAACAGTCGATGATGCGCGACTTCCTGTTGCCTACCGATCGGCGCAACTACTTCATCGAATTCAACCTGTCCGGGTTGCTGCGTGGTGACCAGAAGAGCCGCTATGAAGCCTATGCGATTGGGCGGCAGTGGGGGTGGCTGAGTGCCAATGACATCCGCCGCTTGGAAAACATGCCGCCGGTACCTGGCGGTGACATCTACATGCAGCCGCTGAACATGGTTGACGCCGGCAAAAGCGGCGGCGACTTGACCAACCCTGCTGTGCGCGCGCAACTCGAAATGCAGCACGCTGAAATTGAGAGGATTCTGGCGCAATGAAAAACTACCTGAGAGCCTCCAGCCTGCTGTTCAATCAGCCGCTGTTGGTGATGCCGGACATGTTGGACCTGGGTGTTCGCTGGGCCAACCAGGTGATGAGCTTGAACATCGTCAACATCGGCGCCCAGGGCGCTCCCGGCCTGTGGTCGGATGACGGCATGGACCGCATCGCCCAGCGTGAAGAAGAGCGCCGAACTGCGATCGCCCGCACTGGCATTGAGGTGATTCCGGTCAGTGGTGTGTTGGTCAGTCGGGGCAGTCATATCGGTATGTGCGAAACGATGACCAGCTATGAACAGCTGCGGGGCCAGATCCGAAACGCAGTTGCTGATCCGATGGTCGAGCGCATTGTGTTGGACATCGACAGCCCCGGCGGTTCTGCCGTAGGGGCATTCGAGCTGGCGGCAGATATCCGCGCGATGTCCCAGCAGAAGCCCATCACCGGCATCGTGAACTTCATGGCCTACAGCGGCGGCTACCTGCTCGGCTCGGCATGTAGCGAACTGGTGGTGAGCCAGACCAGCGGCGTCGGCTCCATCGGGGTAATCGCCAGTCACATAGACCGCTCCAAGATGGAAGAGGGTATGGGCGTCAAGGTGACCACGGTATTCGCCGGTGCCCACAAAAATGACCTCAGCCCTCACGAGCCCTTAAGTGATCAGTCGCTCAAGTACCTCAACGATGTGGTGCAAGAAAGTTACCAGCTCTTCGTCAACGCCGTTGCCGAATACCGAGGGCTGTCCGTACAGCAGGTCATGGCGACGGAAGCGGGCCTTTATCGAGGCCAGGCCGGCATCAGCGCCGGGTTGGCAGATCGAATGCAGAACCCGCAACAGGCCGTTGACGACCTTGCTCATTCCGTTTCGGTAAGCCGGGCCAACCGCCAGGGCGGTCGTATCGCGGTACGCGCTGCTGCACTGAATCTTCAAACACTGAGCTGACCGCGTTCGCGGCACTCATCGAAGCCCGCTCTGTGCGGGTTTTTTAATGCCCAGGAGGCACCATGTCCCTTGTACTTCAATTGCGTAGCGAACGCGCCAAGCTCAATGAGCAGGTCCAGGCTCTGGCCAAGATCGAATCGGACGGCGGTGAATTGTCCGTCGAACAGCTGGCCCAGTTTGCTCAACTGGAAACCCAGATCAAGGATGTAACCGCAAAGATTACTCGCGCCGAAAGCGCAGAGCGTATCGCGGCAGAAACTGCGGTACCTGTCGAGGAAAGCGCCCAGGGCAACAAAGGCTCCCCGACGCACATAAGCACGCATAGCGAACCCACCAAACCGGGTGTCGCAATGGCGCAGATGGTGCGTCTGATGGTACAGGCCGGGGGTAATCAGCAGGTGGCCGCCGAGATGGCCAAGACCGGCGGCTACGGCGCTGATGTGCACATGGCACTGTCTACTGTTACCCCTGGATCTGGCGGCGTGATGGTGCCGGAGAATTTCAGTACCAGCGTTATCGAGTCGCTGCGGCCCAAGTCTGTAGTGCGCAAGATGGGCGCAGTCAGCCTGCCTTTGAACAACGGTAACCTGACCATGCCCCGCGTGCTGGGTAACACGCAGGTGACCTACCTGGGCACCGAAGAGGACATTTCGGTCACCGAAATGCAGTTCGGTGACCTCAAGCTTTCCGCCAAGAAGGCTGCGGCGATCGTTCCGATCTCCAATGACCTGCTGGCATATGCTGGCGTTAACCCGCGTATCGACTCTCAGGTCAGCTTAGATCTAGCTGTCAGCATGGGGCTGTCCGAGGATCTTCACTTTATTCGCAGCGCTGGTACCGGCTCGTTACCGAAGGGCCTGCGCTACTGGGCTCTGCCTGGCAATGTAATGGGGGCACCTGCAGGTGCAACGCTCGCGATTGTTGACCTGTACCTGGGCGGCATGATGCTGCGTCTTGAAGGCGCCAACGTGGACCTGACCGGCTGCGGTTGGATCATGGCGCCGCGCACCATCCGCTGGCTGCAATCGTTGCGCGACGGCAACGGTAACAAGGCCTATCCGGAAATCGACGGCGGCATGTTGAAAGGTTACCCGGTGGCATTGACCACTCAGGTACCGGTCAATCTGGGCACCAACGGTAATGAGTCCGAGATCTACTTCGTGAACTTCGCTGACTGCTACATCGGTGAAGACACCACGCTGGCCATCGCGATCAGTACCGAAGCGTCCTACAAGGACGCAGCCGGTAACACTGTCAGCGCATTCCAGCGCGACCAGACCTTGATCCGTGTGATCAGTAAGCACGACTTCGGTCCGCGTCACGTTGAGTCTGTGTCCGTGGGTACCGGCATCACCTGGGGCGCCGGTATGTAATTCCCCTGGCCCTACCAACAGGCAGGGCCAATTACTTGAGCAGGCAACAATATGACCGATATGAAAATCGTCACCTTCAAGAAGGCTTGGCGTGGCTACGCCGCCGGGGAAACCGCTGGTTTTGATTCTGCCGCTGCTGATGCATTGATTGAGGCGGGCCGGGCAAAGCTTTATGTTGAAAAGACTGCCTCGGAAAAGGTAGTCACCCCACCTAGTGGTAAGAAAACCGGCGGCAAGAAGAATGCGACCCAAAAGCCTGCTGAACAACCTTCGGAGGAAAATCTCGAAGAAAAACCGCCAGAGCAGACGCCGCCTGAAACTCAGCCGGAACAGCAAGAACAGCAAGAACAGCAAGAACAGCAAGAACAGCAAGAACAGCAAGAACAGCAAGAACAGCAAGAACAGCAAGAACAGCAGGAAGAAGAGGAAACCGAAGAAATCGAAGAGAAGCCTTAAGTCATGGCTCGTCGAGTGGAGTACATCGGTGCTCCGGTCCTGACCCTAGCCCAGGTGGCGTTCCAATGCCGTGTTGAGCCGGAGGACATGGCGCCGGAGCTGATCGAGCAAATCATCATCCCTGGCGTCACGGCTCAATGCGAGTCGAAAACGGGCGCGGCAATTCGGGGCGCTGTGTACGAGGAAGAGTGGCCAGCGGATCGGCAGGGCGGTGACGCGCTGGATGTCGGCCAGGCGACCGAGATTGTTTCGGTGTTCGCTCTGCAGGCTAGCGGCAGTTGGATCGAGCAGGTTGGGCCGTTTGATTTGCAACGGGGACAGCGGGAAAGTTTTCTGCACTTTCCTGCGGTTCGGCCTGCTGGGCGGCTGCGCATCAGGTACAAGGCAGAGCTTGATATTGACCTGCACCCTGGCGTGCGCAATTGGTTGTTGATGGCCGCCGCGACGATCTATCGACACCCGGAAATGTTCCTGGTCGGGCAGACGCTTGCCGATTTGCCCTCGACATTCCTCGATCACCTAGTGGCGGATATCACCGTTCCTCCGAGGTTCTGAATATGGCCATGCGCGAACCGAGTGCCGGCGAGTTGGACCGTCGCGTCTTGGTGCGGCTGCGGTCTGACATACCCGCCCAGGACCTGGGGCTTGATTCGGTGTTCACCGATCAGAAAAAGCGGTGGGCAAAGATCGAGCCGGTTGGCACCGCTGTTTATGCAAACGGTGTACAAACGGACGTGAAAGTCACCCATCGGATCATCTTTTATTTCTTGAAGGGCATGAGCGAGGCACATGAGGTCGTGCACGGTAATTCCATTTATCGGGTGCGCCGCGTTGCTGACATGAATGGCGCCCGGCGCTTCACGATGCTGGAGGTAGAAGAGTTGGGCGCCATCAAAACCGGCGGAGGCATCTATGTCTAATTCGGCTTCTATAGACGGCTATTTGCACATTGAGGGTTACAACAACCTGCCGCGCGATATTTTCGATAAGCGAAAAATTCGTGCCGGCATGCGTAAGGCCGGACGGTTGGTGATGCAACGAGCACAGATGAATCTTGCGCTCGCTCGGGGAGAGGAGGGATACCCCGTCAACCGTACCGGTGCGACCTTGGAGTCGATCACGTTCAAGGTGTCCCGCTCGGGCTTCCTGGTGAAGGTCGCACCTCATAAGACCAGCAGGATGGAAGATTACTACCCGGCCTACCTGCACTACGGGGTGAAGAAAGGCTCACGGCTCGGCAAGTTGGCTCCTGGTAAAGGCAGGGGTAAATCTAACCGCCGCGCCGCCGGAGCGCGCGCAGCTGCTCTTGCTGCGCGTGCGGCAGGTGAATGGCGGATCAAACCCCGCGACAACTACATGGCCGACGCACTGCAGGACTCCAAGTCCGAAGTGCAAGCCATCCTCTCTGCGGCGTTCGCCGCTGCTCTGAGCTGACTCCCGCCAGTTTTTGTTGGCACCTTTAACCCTGGAACACACGATGAAAATCAGTCTGATCGTCGCGCAGTTGCGTGCGTACTGTCCTGTCTTTTCCAACAGGGTATCGGGGGGTATCGATTGGGACGCCGTGGCCAGTAGCGCAAAGCTAAGTCACCCCTCGGCCTACGTGATCGCGGCAGGTGACGAAGCGTCCGCCAACGATGTGGCCAACGCCATCCGCCAGGATATTACCGACCTGTTTGACGTGATCCTGGTGCTTGATAGCACCGATGAGCGCGGCCAGGAGGCTGCAGATCTGCTGCACGATTTGCGTGCGAGCTTGTGGAAAGCGCTGGTGGGCTGGAAGCCCGGCGTCGAGTACGACCCCATCACGTACGGCGGAGGAAGTTTGATCTTCATCAATCGCGCCCGTGTTGTGTACCGCTTCAGCTTTGAGGCGGCGTTTCAGTTGGGACGAAACCGGGCATCCGAGCCTGCTGAAACCTGGGAGGAGTGGAAACTTGACGGCCTCCCGGCGTTTGAGGGCCTGGACGTTAAAGTCGATTTTATCGAGCCCTCTGATCCCAACCTACAAGCGCCTGGCCCTGATGGCCGGATCGACGCGCAGTTTTCCGTAGACCTTCCCCAACCGTAAGAGGATTTCTCATGTCCCGCATCACTGTGTACCCGGCTGAGGGCCGGAAGACCCCGGATCCGGAGGCCGGTGATTACTTGCCGCCCGAAGGCCGTGCAGTCCCTCGCAACACCTATTGGTTGCGGCGCTTGAGTGATCAGGACGTCACTGAAGAGGCACCAAAAAAAACCAAGGCCACCACCAAACCTGTCGCCGCTGTGGCCGCGGCTGAACCTGGGAGCGCTGAGTAATGAGCGAAGTCAGCTTTAACACTATTCCCAGTGACATTCGGGTGCCGCTGTTCTATGCCGAAGTGGACAACAGCCAGGCGAACAATGCGACATCCAGCATGGCGCGCCTCATCGTCGCCCAGGTCAACGATGACTCGGCTGCCGAGGAGATCGGACGCTTGACCTTGGTCTCCAGCCTTGGGTTGGCCAAGAGTATCGGCGGTGTGGGCTCAATGCTGGCGCAGATGTACGAAACCTGGCGCGCCAGCGATCCCGCCGGCGAAGTGTGGTGCTTGCCGGTAAAAGGGCTGGGCACCAAGGCCGCTGGCACCGTCACCATCACGGGGGCTGTTACTGCCGGTGGGGTGATCAACCTGTACATCGGCGGAACCCGCGTACGCGCCACGGTGGCGACCGGTGCCAGTCCTACGGTGGCAGCGGCTGCCTTGGTGGCGTCCATCAATGCTGCCGGCCTGGCGGTCACTGCTGCAGCTGACGCGGGGGTTGTAACCCTGACCTGTAAGTGGTCGGGTGATAGTGGCAACGACATCGCGCTGCAGCTCAACCGGCTTGGCCGCAACAATGGTGAGACTACCCCAGCAGGCCTGACGGTCGTTCTTGCCCCAATGACTGGCGGCGTTGGCTCGCCAGATGTAGCCGTCGCTCAGGCAAATCTTGGTGATGAACCTTTCGAGTTCATCTGTGCGCCCTGGTCGGATACGACCTCGCTCGATGCCTGGAAGGAGTTCATGGGGGATTCCAGCGGTCGCTGGAGCTGGGCCAAGCAAATCTATGGCCATGTGTATGCCGCGAAACGCGGCACGCTGGGTTCCCTGGTGGCATTCGGATCGGCGCGCAACGATCAGCACGTCACGGTGCACGGGTTCGAGGCTCTTGTGCCAGATCCCTTTTGGAAAGTGGCAGCGGGCTATGCGGCGCGCCAGGCAGTGTTTATTTCCGCTGATCCGGCTCGCCCCACACAAACCGGCGAGCTGACTGGCGTTAACCCAGCGCCGGCGGGTAGCCGCTTTCTGCTGCTTGAGCGGCAATCGCTGCTGACGCACGGCGTCGCCACGGCTTACTACGGTGGCGGTGCAGTCCGCATCGAACGGGCAATCACCACTTATCAGCGCAATGCGTTTGATCAAAGCGATGATTCCTACCTGGACAGTGAGACGTTGCACACCTCGGCCTATGTCATCAACTTCCTGAAAACGCGGGTGACCAGCAAGTATGGCCGTCACAAGCTGGCCGACGACGGTACCCGCTTTGGCGCTGGCCAGGCGATCGTGACCCCGTCGGTTATCCGCGCCGAGCTGATCGCGGGTTACTACGCGCTTGAGCAACTGGGCATCGTCGAGAACGCTGACGCGTTCGCTGAAAACCTCATTGTTACGCGATCCTCGACCAACCCCAACCGGGTCAACGTCCTGTATCCGCCTGATCTGATCAATCAGTTGCGCATCTTCGCGCTGCAGTATCAGTTCCGCCTGCAGTACGCCGCCGACGCGGCGTGACGGATCGAACAACCCTGGCCCGCCTAGTGCGGGCTTTTTTGTAGGAGTAAGGCCATGGGCCAGAAAGTCGCCGGCACCGTCTACATCAAGGCGGACGGTATTCAGTTCACAACCACGGGGGGTGTGGAATGCCCGCTCAGTGACGTTAAGCGCGAGTCGATTGCGCCGGGATTCTTCAAGGAAGAGGATCTGGTGCCCTATGTGAAAGCCACCATCGTTCATTCCCCTGACTTGCCCATCAAGCAAATCACGCGAGCCACCGATCAGACCATTACCGTCGAGTTCAAGAACGGCGGTGTCTACGTTTTGTCGGGCGCCTACGTCATCGGTGAGCCGGCGTCGAAGGGCGATGACGGGACCATCGACATCCAATGGGATGGCACCAAGGGAGTGTGGCAATGAGCGAAGTCGTAAAGCTGTCCGCGCCCATTGAGGCACACGGCGAGCAATTGAGCGAGCTGACCATCCGCCGGCCTACTCCGCAGGAAGCCAGGGCCATCAAGGGGTTGCCCTACAAGATCGACAAGGATGAGGCGGTATCGATCGATCTGGACATCGCCGCCAAGTACATCGTCGTGTGCGCGGGTATCCCGTCGTCCTCGGTCAACCAGTTGGATCTGGCTGACCTCAACAGTCTCAGTTGGCTGATTGCTGGTTTTTTTATGACGCCGGCATCTGCGACCTTGACGGCCTAATAGCCGTTGCCTACGACCTGGCCTACTTCTGGAAAACGGACCCAGAGCTGGTGATGGCCAGGTCGCTGGACATCGTTCTTGAGTCTATTGCGCACGCCCAGCGCATCAACAATGTGTTGGAGGGGGAGTGATGGCCGATAAGTTTCAGCTCAAGGCGTTGATCACCGGCGTTGATAAGCTTTCGCCTATGTTGGCCGGCGCCCGTAAAAACGTCGCGGCTTTCCGTAAGGGGCTCGATAAAACGGGCCTTGGCAAAATTGGGTTCAGCGACATTGTGACCGGTGGCGTATTGGCTGCCCCGTTTGTAGCGGGTGCCAAAGCGGCCATTGATTTTGAGTCGCAAATGGCAGACGTGAGGAAGGTGGTTAACTTCGACACGCCGCAGCAGTTCAAGCAGATGGCGGATGACATTGGACGAATGTCTGACCGCTTGCCGATGGCTGCTGGCGACATTGCCAAGATTGTAGCGGCGGGCGGACAGGCGGGCTTTGCGCGTGAAGAGCTCCTGGGCTTCGCGGAGTCTGCGGTGAAGATGGGGATTGCATTCGACCAGACCGCCGAGCAAAGCGGCGACATGATGTCCACCTGGCGAACTGCTTTCAGGATGACCCAAGAGGGTGCTATCCGCCTGGCCGACCAAATCAACTACCTGGGGAACACCGGGCCGGCCAATGCGCAGAAAGTGTCGGCCATTGTCACGGAGGTAGGAGGGCTAGGAGAAGTTGCGGGTTTGTCAGCGGCTCAGGTTGCGGCACTCGGTGCGACGATGGCCGGCGTCGGTGTGAAACAAGATGTGGCGGCGACAGGCATCAAAAACTTCATGCTGTCGATGACCAAGGGCACAGCTGCGACCAAGAGCCAGGCGCAGGCCTTTAAGTCGTTACGCCTGGACTCAAAAAACGTTGCCGAGGGCATGCAGAAGGATGCTCAAAAAACGCTACTTGATGTCCTCACGCGTATCTCAATGGTCGATGCCGCCAAGCGTCCTGCCCTGTTAACTGAGTTGTTTGGCAGCGAGTCCGTAGCGGCTATTACACCCTTGCTCACCAACGTCGAACTGTTACGCACGAATTTGCAGAAGGTGGGGGATGCCACCAAGTATGCCGGCTCGATGGAAAAGGAATACCAATCAAGGGCGGACACAACGGCAAATAACCTGCAGCTGTTACGTCAAAGCGTCGACGGCGTCGCACGTGCTTTGGGTAACGCTTTACTCCCAGGTATCAACTCAGTGGTGGATGCACTTCGACCAATGATCGTGCAGGTCGCTGAGTTTGTTCAGGCCAATCCCCAATTGGTTAAGGGCCTGGCCGTTGCGGGTATCGCTTTCACGGCGCTTCGTGCGGGTGTTTTTGCCGCGACCGTGGCCGTACGGGTGCTGGGTGTCGCCTTCGCGGCCACCCCGATCGGCATCATTGCGGTGGCGATCGCGGCGGCGGCTGGCTTGATCGTTGCCAACTGGGAAACCGTCGGGCCTTTTTTCACGGCGTTGTGGGATCTGATCAAGGCTTACACCACCCCCTTCATCGACTTCATGAAATCGGTTTTTGGTTGGACGCCCATGGCGCTGATCATTAAAAACTGGACGCCGATCACGGAGTTTTTCAGGAAGTTGTGGGAGGACATCCAGCCCTACATTCAGCCGATTTTGAAGCTGTTTGGCATGGAGGAGGGGGGCGTCGGGCTGACCGCCAAAGTCCAGCAGCAGGCCGAGGCGCAGCGCATTCGCAATGCCGGGCCGGGTGGTGGTACGGGGGCGTTCCTGTTGGCGGATGCACCGCAGACCATGCGCAGTCAGCAGGCCCAGCGTAACGCGAGCCAGGCTGGGCTGGATCCGAATCAGTTGCTGCGCGTCCCCGTCTTACCTGCCCCTGGCTCGCTGCTCCAGCAGACGGCAGCGGCGAACAAAACGCAGCTCAACGGCGAGCTGGTGATGCGCTTTCAAAACGCTCCGCCGGGGATGCGGGTAGACCCGGCTAAAACCAGTCAACCAGGGCTTTCCATTACACCGAAGGTTGGTTATCGGTCCTTATCGGGAGATGCACCATGAGTGAGTGGCGTGACCGAAAACAGGCCGCATCCTTTCGTGGGATCCCGTTTTGGGTTGATACCGACAACGTACCGGTGGGCCGGCGCACGCAGGTCCACGAATACCCCCAGCGTGATCAGCCTTACACAGAGGATATGGGTCGCCAGACGCGCAAATACCGGTTTTCGGGGTTTGTCGTGGGTGATGATTGTTTGTCGCAACGTGACCGCCTGCTGACCGCGCTGGACAAACCGGGGGCGGGCGAGTTGCTTCACCCCTGGTTTGGCCGGCTGACGGTCACGGCGGGGGAATGCGAGGTCTCTCATGCGCGGGATGAGGGGGGCATGGTTCGCTTCGCGCTGGAGTTCATCGACGGCACGTTGGAGTTTCCTGTCCAGGCCCCCAACACCAAACAGCAGTTGGTCAAACAGCAGGATTTGTTGCTGGCATCTATACAGAGCCGGTTCAGCACGGCGATGGCCGCTGTCAACTTGGCGGGGCAGCGAGCTCGGGCTTTACGTACAGCGCTGTCGAGTGTGTACGCCTTCGGTATCAACTTTCTGAAACCCATGACGTCGTTGGCGTCGGATCTAGACGCGTTCGTCGATGGGCTGCTGAACGCCCCGCAGGCTTTTGCGGCGAGCTTGTTGAGTGACCTGGTTCGTTTGGAAAGGACGTTTGACGGCTTTGGCGCAGGCAGTCAGCTGAAGAGCAGCCAGGCCATGGCAGATGCTATACCGGCGCTTGACACTGGGGCACCTGTGACGTCGACCGCTGACGAGGCTGCGATTCAGGCGGCGGTCATCGGGCTGATCCAAGACGCTGCCATTCTTGGGCTGGTGCTGGACATGGCAGAGGTGCCCATTGCTGATGTGTCCAGTTCTGGCCAGGCCGCGAGCCTGGCCGCCCAACTGGGCGAGCAGGGGCTGACGACGGTAGCGGGTGCTGCCGAACTGACCAGTGTCCCGGTCGCTGACGACATTCTTGAATTGCGTGACGCTATCAGCGAGGCGGTATGGGCTGTTGCTGCTGACAGTGCTCCAGATCACTTCAGCGTCCTCAGTGATGCACGGCTACGCCTCGATCGCCATTTGACCGAAGTGGCCCGCAGTGGTGTTTGGTTACGGGCCTTCACCCCACGGCAAACTGTTCCGTCGCTTGTCATCGCGTACAGCCTTTACGGCGATGCGCTGCGTGGTGCTGAGATCGTTTCGCGCAACCGTATCCGTCATCCCGGTTTCGTGCCGGCAACCGAGCTACAAGTCGCCAAGAGCTGATTATGGATCAATCCAATATCGTCACCCTAAGCGCTGGCGGGTACGACTACGCCGGGTGGAAATCGGTGCGGATCAGTGCCGGCCTGGAGCGCCAGGCGCGCGACTTTGAGTTGGGCATCACCTGGAGCTGGCCAGGCGGCGGTGATGTACCGGTACGCATCAAGCCGGGTGAGGCGGTCGAAGTGCGGATCGGCAGAGAGCTGATCCTGACAGGGTATGTGTCAGCAGCCCCCGTTCAATACGATGGTCGGGCCGTCAATTTGTCGATCTCAGGAAAGTCACGCACGGGCGACTTGGTTGACTGCGCAGCGATCAATACCCCTGGTCAATGGCGCGCCCAGAGCGTGCAGAGCATCGTGGCAGCACTGGCGGGTGAGTACGGGATCACCGTTATTGATGATTCCGGCCTGGCGCAAGCAATCGATGACCACACGATCGAGCCCGGCGAAACGGCTTTCGAGAGCATCGACCGGTTACTGACGCTGTCTCGCCTGTTCAGCACTGACGATGGTCGCGGACGTTTGATCATCGCCTCACCAGGGAGTGCTGGCCGTGCGGCTGATCGGCTGGTGTTGGGGGAGAACATCCTGACCGGCGATGCACAGATGGATTTTTCCAATGTGTTCTCCAAATACGTCAGCAAGGGGCAGCGCAGCGGCACCGACACGAGCTTCGGTGTCGCTGCAACAGAGGTCGAGGCATCGGTTACCGATGATCGAATCGGTCGCAAACGCGTCAAGGTCATCCAGCAGTCCGGCCAACTTACCCCAGCCATCGCACGTGCGCGTGTCGTGTGGGAGCGCGCCAATGCCATCAGCAAGGCCCTGGCGGCCACATACAAATACCAAGGATGGCGGCAGAGCAACGGCGAGCTGTGGCGACACAACATGATTGTGCGTGTGGTGGATCCAATCGTTGGTTTTGACCGAGATATGCTGATCACCGAAATCAGTTACGAACTCGGCGAGCAAGGCACTTTTGCCACGCTCAGCGTCGCTCCGCCTGACGGTTTTCTGCCCGAGCCGAACGATGCCTACGAGAAGCGCAAGCTACGCAAGGGCAAGAAAACTGACAACTTCGAATACCTCATTCCTGCGGACTACAAGCCCTCATGAGCGCACTGACGAACTTTCTCGCGCGTGGCGTGGTTGCCTTGGCCAACTCAGCCAGCAAGTTGCAAAGCCTGCAGCTTCGTTTGCTGGCTGGTGAGGTGAAGGACCAGGTTGAACACCTGGAGCCGTATGGCTTCACGGCCTGTCCGCATGCCGGTGCTGAGGCCCTGGCCGGTTTTATTGGTGGCGATCGCAGTCACGCGGTGGTGATCGTCGTCGCGGACCGTCGGTTTCGGCTGCAAGGTCTGAGCTCAGGGGAGGTGGCCATGTACACCGATGAGGGCGACAAGCTCCACTTCAAGCGTGGACGGATCATCGACATTGAAACCGTGACGCTGAATGTGAAGGCCACGGAGTCTGTGAACTTTGATACGCCGCTGATCAAAACGACTGGTCGCATTGAATCGGATGGAGATCAGGTTGCCGGCGGCGTGAGTCAGATCAATCACCCTCATGAAAATGTCCAGAGAGGGACTGATCAAAGCGGGCCGCCTGTTCCTGCTGGAGGCGCTTAATGACCGATCGTGAACAGCTTCTTCGCCGCGCCGTAACCATCAGCTTGTTTTCCTGGCGCCGAGCCAATGATGACGATGACTTGGACGACAGCGATCGCCAGGGTTGGTGGGGGGACAGTGTGCCCACCGTGGCGGGTGACCAGATAGGTTCACGCCTTTGGCTGTTGCGCCGGCGATCGCTGGTGCCGGACACCTTCAAGGATGCCAAGGACTATGCCGATGAGGCCCTGGCCTGGATGGTCGCGGACGGCATTGTCGCGGAGGTCACGGTTACGGTTGAGCGCTATGGCATCAACGGTATGCGCATGAGGGTGCTGTTGATCGAGGCAAACGGCGAAACGCTGGAACTGGCCTTTGAGGATACCTGGAGTTTAATCAATGCCTTATGAGATCCCCACACTCCCTGCGCTGATTACGCGCACGGAGGCAGACTTTGAGCGAAACGCCCCCGATGCGTTGCGCCGATCTGACGCCAAGGCCGCTGCCCGTGCACACAGCGGCACCGCCTTCGAGCTGTACGGCTACCAGCAATGGATCGCCAAGCAATCGCATCCGGCTACCTGCGATGAAGAAAACCTTCTGCGCTGGGCGGACTGGCGGCTGGAGAAGGGCAGAACAGATGCAGTGGCTGCCAAGGGGCTGATTGCTGTCACCGGGGCGTCTGGCGCCTTGGTCGACACCGGCGTCGTCTACCAGTATGAGGATGGGCGTCTCTATACCGTTTCGCAAACCACCACTCTGGTGGCCGGCTCCGCTCTTGTGCCGGTGAGGTCCAATGATGTCGGGACGATTGGAAACCTTGCCGGGGGCAACTTGACGGCGGTTTCTCCAGTGATCGGCGTCAACTCCACGGCCACCATCGGTGGCGATGGCATCGTCGGTGGAACCGATCAGGAAACGGTAGAGGCGTTGCGGTCCAGGGTACGGCAGGCGTTCAAGAACCCGAGCAAGGTGGGGAACGGTGCGGACTTTGTTGAATGGGCCTTGGAGGTGCCGGGGGTGACTCGGGCCTGGGCTCTGCCGCGCTGGATGGGGCCGGGCACATTTGGCCTGACCTTTGTCCGTGACGCGGATGTGAGCATTTTCCCCACGCCTGCCCAGGTGGCAGAGGTTCAGGCCCATTTGGATGCCAGGCGCCCGGTTACCGCTGAGGTCTACGCCTTCGCACCGATCGATCGGGTGCTCAACTTCTCGATTAAGTTGACGCCTGATAGTACTGCGCTGCGTACGGCGGTAACGCAATCATTGGCAGCGCTGATCAATGATGAAGCGGGATCCAACTCTACCCTGCCGCTTTCCCATATCAGTGGAGTGATCGGCAACACCGCCGGCGAGACCGATCATGTGCTGACGTTTCCCACTGCCGGTGTGGTCATCGCCAATAACGAAGTCGGCTCACTTGGGGTGATCACATGGCTCTGAGTGAAGACGACTACAAGCAGCAAATGCAACAGCTGCTGCCGCCGGGGCCGGCGTTTGATATTGAACTTCAGCCAGATATTGCGGCACTGGTCGCGGCCTTCGCTCCCGAATTCTGGCGCATTGATGTTGCCCTGGATGGACTTCAAGCTGAGCTCAATCCTGCCAGCGTTACCCAACTTTTAACCGACTGGGAAGAGTACCTGGGTATTCCTGACACCTGTGTTGTGCCGGGGTCGCAGACGGTAGCGGAGCGCCGTCAGGCGGTGCTTAACAAGATGAGCGCGACCGGAGCGCCCCAGCTTGCGTACTACCTGCGGATGGCTACGCAGACCGGCATCAGCGTCACCATTGATGAGTTCCGACCTGCACGTGTCGGCTCCACCAATGCGGGAGATTTCCTGTATGGCGAGGGTTGGCCCTGGAGTTGGCTGGCGTCGGCACCTATCGATGCCTTTGGTACTGCAGAAGCGGCCACGCTGGACTGCCGGCTGCAGCTGGAGGCCCCTGAATACACCGACGTGGTGTTGGGTTTCGGACAGGAAGTCGTCGACGGCATTTTTAGTCAGGTTGACACCTTTTTTAACGCGATCCATTACGTGATGCCCTCAGCGATCGCCGGCCTTGAGGAGTTGTAGCATGCAGCGAATTTCCAGTTGGACCGATCTGGTCTCGGCGCTTGGCCGGTTTCGCTACGGCACCATCGTGGGAGGTGTGAGCCCCACCCCGATCAAGGCTGAATGGTTGAACGCCGTCCAGGAGGAACTGTGCAACTTGATCCTCGGGTATCTACCTGCCCTGGATGTTGAGGATAACGCTCAAGTGCTCAAGGCGATTCAAGCAGCAATCGCCAACTACGCGGTCAAGGCAACGTCCTTAGCTGGGTACGGCATCCTTGATGCTTACACGAAAAATCAGACCGACTATCTGTTGTCCGGGAAGGCCAACAACGCCATCACGTTGGGCGGCTATGGCATTGGCGATGCCTATACCAAGACGGCTACAGATTCACTCCTCAACTCACTGCATCAGACTATCCAGGCTGCGCTGGACACCCTTGATCTCCAAAAGCAAAACAAGAACACGGCGTTGTTGAGCGCGAACGGATGGAAGCTGGACAGCGCTACGGGGCTATTAGAGCAGTGGGGGCAGGGTGGTGTAGGCGCCGACGGGGTGAGCGGGCCAATAGATTTCCCAAGACCCTTTGCCGAGGTCTACAACTGTTTTGGCAACAAAGTATCCCCCAATGCCACAGACGGTGACGGTAACGCGGCGGGGGCTTATGCGATCAGCAACACCCAATACCGCCTGTTCAACGACACGGTGAACTACGGGGTCACGGTTCACTGGCGGGCGATAGGAAAGGCGCCCGGTTTCTAGGCCTTTCACCCGCCTGATAAGTTTTCTTTCGGAGATTTTTGATGACTGATATTTCAGCTCTGGAGGCGTATGCCGGTCGGTTGGCTGAGGCGGCTGAACTTGCTACTTCTTCGGCACAAGTACAGCACGCGGTTGTGCACAGTGATGCATCAACGGACGTGCCAACCGAATCGGGTCCTGTGCCCTCGCTCGCCAAGCAAGCTGTGTTGTCACAAGCCAAAGTCACCTCGGCGCTGGTTGATGTAGCTGCGCAGATGGCGGGGGCGATGACGTACGCCTCTACAGCAGCAGGCTTGGCAAGCACTGTCAACGGCAGCTATTTCAGCGTGCCCAGCCCAGAATCCTCTGAGTACATCATTCTGTACAAAAATGTCGCCGGCAGTGCGGTTGAGCAAAAACGCTATCCTGCTGCCAGTGCCTTGAGTTCAGCGGTGAATTCGACAACGGCTGCGGCGCAGTACGTCGAAACCGCGCTGGTCGAGATCACCCATAAGAAAGACGCAACTGAGGATGCTGCCGATCACGCCGCTGATAGTGCAGCCTCAGCAAAGTCCAGCGCCGACAACGCTGTGGCCGTTGTCACCGGCGGTACCGCGTCTCTCAATCCTGCACCGGGGCTGATGCCCATTGCAGACGCAGAGGGCAGAATTCCAACCGGATGGCTTCGTTTTAAGCCTGCAGGTCAGGGAGCAGGGGCAATAGACGTCGGTGATGCGATACGAGCTGGCGCATCGGGCGGCCTCGGCGATTTTACTGTCGACCAGAAGCTCCTGATTTTCTGCGGCGACTCCACGACTGAGCAGATGAAGGGGGCCGGATACGGCTTTGACCGCCTGACCAATTTGCACCGCAAGAATGGTGGCCGGTTTGCCGGTGTTCTGGGCACGATCAACTTCGGCGGTTCTGGCTATACCCTTAACGGTTTTCTCAATGACCCCGCTGTAGCGCCCCCCGTGATTCAAAGCAACTCAGTGGGGGCTGTTTCCGAATGGGACTACTACGGGCATAAGCCGGTGGGTTCTATCAGCCTTGGGACAGCTTTGGCGTGGAGGGCTCAGCAGACCGCCAAAGTGGTCTGGGTGTCCTGCTTCGGTATCAACGACTGCATTCTCAATGCCGCAGTAGGCAACCTCTCGCAAGCTGAGATTACGGATTACATCGCCCAGCGCCTGAGAGCGGTCATCACCCGAATTAACGCAGCATTTCCGGGTGATGAGATCGTGTTACGGATGCCCAATCCGATGACAGCCCGTCCGTACGTGGCCAGTGCAGGTTTTCCTTCTGCAGCGGCGTATCCAAACTTTGGTAGTGACCTGGCCACCGATCAAGCGCTGGTCGAAAAGTGGAACCGAGGCCTGCGCGGTGCGTACCTGGCTGTACGAGCAGGTTTCCCCCGTACGATTTTGTTCGACACCTGGCCCCTGGTGTTTGGTGACTCCAACACCACGCTGACGGCAGGGACCGAGCTAAAGTTTTTGGGTGACCTGGTTCATCCCAGCGGCCTAGGTTATGTGCGTCTGGCGGATGCGTTGGTGGGTGTCCTTGCCCCAGAAGCGACCGGCAAAGCATCTCGGCGGATTGAAGCAGATCTGCGCGCGGCGGCAATAGGGGGAGACGCCTGGGCTTACTACCCGCATTACTTCCGTGACAATCCCACCTACAAGCGTGTGTTACGTGTCGATTCGTGGATCGGGATAGGAGCCAACTACTTCGATCTTTCTGTGATGCTGGCCGACTTCTTGAGACAGGTCGACTCCACCAAGCCTATTTATGTGGCGATTGGCGGCATCGCTGCTCAAGCTTTTTTGACCTACACCGCCAATGCGTCTGGAACAAACACTCGTCTCACCGGAGTTGCCCCATCCTCTTTGATGCAGGCGGCCATTGGTGAGATCGAGATCTACCAGGCGGCGAGCAGTGCCAAAACCACCGATGCCTACCTGATGGCCCAGTTTGCGAGCATACGCCCGCGTGATGCTTTCATGGGCAGGGTGAGTGGCTCCGGCAACGGTTACATCGACGTGGTATTGGATGCTGCTGAGGGGCGCCCTTCGACCAAGTACATAGAGGGCGTCTTGGCGGGCAAGCTGTTGATTGGCGGCGGCAGCGATACCACCCTGAGCCTTTCGGGATTCACTGTTACGCGCAATGGTACGAGTGCCATACGGACATTTCGGTTGTTGAAGTCAGGTGATTACTCCGCCTATTCGGGCAAAGCCTGCGCCATCGTCTTTGATGACTCAGCGCCCAGCCCCCGTGCTCAAGAGGCGGTGTTTGCTCAGCGCAGTGTTGTGCCACACGCCAAGGATGCACGGTGCTTTGTCCACTGCCCGGTCAGAATGTTTGATGGTGCGACCCTCCAGGTGTTTCTGACAGAGATCATCGCCCAAGACGTGTCAGTCGAGGTCTACCGGGCCAAATGGCCTTCGCGGACATTGATCGGTTCAATGACTATTTCTGCCAACGCGAGCGGCGCTTCTTTGGCCAACGGCAATCAAACTGACGTCGCTGCGGGAAGCATTTATGAGCTCATCATCACATCAGCGACGTCGCAGCCCACCGGCCTGGTAGGTCTGGCGGTGTTGCCCTTGTAAGTTCCTCTGCCTCTCTTCGCTACTGCGATCGCAACAACCCGCCTAGTGCGGGTTTTTTATTGTCTGGAGAAAAGTATGCCGCGTATTTCCGATGCCGCCGCCGGCGGTCACAACATATCCGCCTTCCTTGATGTGCTCGCTTGGTCTGAACTGGGGGCGGACTACCTCAAGCGCTCGGACGATGGTTACAACGTCATTGTGACGGGTATTGATGGCGAGCTTGAGCTGTTCACTGAATACTCGCGACATCCTTTCGAAAATGGTCGCAAGTCGAAGGTAATCAACAGCAAAGGGCTCACGTCCAACGCCTCAGGCCGGTACCAGCAGATGCTGAAAGACTGGCCGCATTATAAGGCCTTGCTCAAGCTGCCCGACTTCAGCCCGATCAGTCAGGACCTGGTGGCGATGCAGCACATCCGCGAGTGCCGGGCGCTGCCTGATGTCCTTGCCGGGCGGATCGAGACGGCTATCGCGAAATGCCGGAACATTTGGGCCAGCCTGCCGGGTGCCGGGTATGGCCAGCGCGAACACCGACTGGAGGATCTGCTGAAGCAATACCGACTGGCGGGCGGGGTGATGTCGTGACGCCACTGGAGAGGCTGATCGGCTTGGGACTGGTCGTGGCGCTGCTGCTGTTCGTAGGAGCCGGCGCCGGGGTCTGGCTCGCCGCGATCCATTACCGGCCGCTGCTTGATGCGGCCAATGGCGATCTGGTCAGTGCTAAGGCTGCCCGTGACAACCTGATCACGCTAACTCAGGAGCAGGGGCAGAAGCTCGGTGAGTTGGTGCTGGCCGGTCAACTGCGGGAACGGAATGCCGCGCTGGCACAGGAGAAAGCCAGCCAAGAGGCTCAGCCAGACTACGCCGCAGCCAATCAGCTATTGCGGGAGCGGATTGGCGGTGATCCGGCCCAGGCTGCCGCTTCGATCATCGATCAGGAGTTGGGACTATGAAGCTGCTACTGGTGATGCTGGTCATGGTGCTAGCTGGGTGCGCGGGCAGGGAGCCCGAGATGCGCACTGTCCGGGTGGAAGTTCCGGTACAGGTTCCGTGCAAGACGAGGACGGTGGCGGTACCGCCGTGGGCGGCGCAGGGCCTGAGGAAGTCCGACAGCCTGGAAGTGAAGGTGCGGGCTTTGCTGGCCGAGCGACGGCAGCGGGTCGGCTATGAGCGTCAGCTGGCGGCGGCGGTTGTTGCGTGTCAGTAGGTTGGTGTTCGTTCGGCAGAGCGCCGTGGAGGGTCGGTTAGCAGGCTGGTTTGACTGTCAAATGCCCGAACATTGCTATGTAGTCATTTGGGCCATCAAGGTCGGCGGCATCAAAATCCCGCGACCAATGAGCAAGCCAGTTTTCAAGGTCTTCAACGCTGTACTCGTGAGTTGCGACGCCAACCATAATGTCGACAAATTCGTCGCTAGGTGCGGTTAGCTCGTAACCATTCAGCAGGAGAAAAATATACCCAGCTGCTGCCGCAGTTCGCTTATTGGCGTTCGCAAAGCAGTGGTTTTTGATGAGACTTTCCATAAGGACAGCAGCAAGACAAAACATATCGTTTGTCTGATTGTAGTACCTATGAGTCGCAGGCCTTGCCTGTGAGGAGTGAAGAAGTTCTTCACTGAGGACACCCAACGGCTCCGCTGGGGTTTGCGCTAAAATTAGCCGTTTGTTGATCCATATGAGGGCATCTGGAGTGAGATAGCGAATCCCCTCCAGATGCTCGCTTAGCGCAGACGGCTCCATTGTCGACACAAATTAGACCTTCGCGAGAGCCTCAAAAGCCTTTTCATAACGAAGGAATGCTGTGCAGAAGGCCTTTTCGATTTGAGCCTGGTATACGCCTTCAGCCGAACGTGGTTCCGCCACGCGCGATTTGTCGCGCTGCGGGATGTAGATGCGATCGGTTTTTTTCAGTGCGTGTCCCACGGTTTTCTCCTCGTCCCGGCGGTGCCGGGGAATGCCATAACTGGTCTAGAAATGGTCTTCATGCTCCGTAAAACGTAATTTACGGTCCACTTAAAGTGGAGGGCGATTCTTCATATGTCAACGCATGAAGTCAATGAAAAATAACTATCGGGAAGCCCGTTCGTCATTTGTCTGCTCTCCACACAGAGTGTATCGGCCGAAATTTCGGTGTCTGAATGCCTTGATGAAGCCATTCCTAACATCTGACAGCAACCTCGCTAAACAGTTCTCAAAATTGACCCTGTGATCAGGAATCCACCGCGAACCGCTGAAAATTCTGTCTAATACTACCTCTGCCTAACTCGGTTTCATTGGCCAAGACAGGCGCTATCTTGCATAAGAGTTTTAGGCATATATCTTCTGAAATGTCCGAATAACGTGCCCTGCGCGCTTCTCCAGCCCATACTGCTGCAATACCGTGTCAAAACAAATGTCGGCGGATGCTAGCTAGGAATGGAGACCTATGCCATCGAGCTTCAACAGGGGTATGCACCGCGCCGCACTAGCTCAGTATCGGCAAAAAATAGACTGCGGTTGCCGCCAACGCTTTAACGCTATCGGGAGAGGAAACTAGGTCATTCATCTTTCCGATCGCTTCAAAAACGTAGCCGACAAACCGCTTGCCCTTGTCTGATTGAGTCTTTATTTCAGCGCTGTGACGATGAATCGAGCCAACAGTTTCATCTAATATTTTTTGCAATGCGTCATCGCCATAGATTCTATAGTCGATCAACGCCGAGCGGAGCTTTTGAAGGTAGCTGGCAAACAGATCTTGAATCTCAGGAGCAAGGTCAGACTGGAGGCAGTCCTCAAGGAGTTGATCAAGCTTGGAGATTAAGTCAATAGCTACCAATGATTTTTCCGAGCTTGCGCTTTCTATCGCATTTTCAAGGAAGTGATCGGCGAATGTCAGCTCAGTGACCAGCGTGCCGTTCAGCTTGGGAGCGTAATGTTTCCAGAGGGATGCAAGATTAATGTTGAGTATGAAGGACTCAAAGGTAGTGAACGGCGCTAAGTAGATTTCTGTGTTGCCGAAAATATGTTTTTTCGTTGCTAGTTTTGCAATTTGGCAAAGGTCCGCAATTTCAATCAGTTTTCTGGAAACCGCAATCGCGTGGGACGGCTCAATTTCGAATACTGCTGCGACGGCTTGCAGCGTTGACAGGTCTCCACTCTGCTTTCGCAGCGCCTCCACAATAACCAGAAGCTTAGCTGCCGGGTTTTCTATCTTGTCCAT